GGCGAGACAATGCTGGAGGCCTTCCAACGGCAACGCCCGTGTATGTTCCAAAATGCGGTCTACAGGAGGCAGGTGTTGACCTTTCTAAATGGACGTGTTCCGGGTTCGGAAAATCCGAGAGGCTCCATCGGGGGGTCAAACAACGGGGACACTGGACTCGGTGCATCGGGATGTGGTTCAAACCTTGCGCGACTTGATGTTGACACAGGACGAGCGCCAGACGGAAGTGGAACGGCTTAAGGCTGAGATTTCCGACCTCTATGCGAGCAACACGATGGAGTCCATTGTCCAGGCCACCCATCTCCAGACCAAGCTCCGCGAGCTGGAAGCCGAAGACCTGCAGGCAAATCCCGTGGAAGACTACTACATGAAGAACGCTGACCTGCTGCTGGACTACTACAAGAAGCAGGAACCAGCCGGACTTCCGTCAACGCCACGGGACGCGGGAACGTTCCTCAAGTTTTTCACAAGTGGGCCGACGGGAGACGTAGGACCCACGCGCAAACAGATGTTTGAGGAATACGTCCACCGCATGAAGCTCTCATCGGGTCCCGAGATGACCCAGCAGATGACCGAGCATTGTCTGGCGTGTAATGTGGCTCGCGAGGAGATTTCCTCGGAGGGCATTCTCGTCTGCCCCAAGTGTGGGTCGGAAGAGTATGCCTTGGTTGTGAGCGACTTCCCCAGTTTCCGCGACCCACCGAAGGAGCGGAACAACTACGCGTACAAGAAGATTAACCACCTCAATGAGATTCTCAACCAGTTCCAAGCGAAGGAGAGTACCATCATTCCCGAGGACGTGATGAACGAGGTCATTCTGGAACTCAAAAAGCGGAGGATTACCAATGTCGCCGACCTCTCGGAAGAGGACATACGCCAGATTCTGAAGAAGCTGGGTCGCTCCAAGTATTATGAGCATCGCACCCACATCCTCAGCCGCCTCAATGGAAATCCTCCGCCTACCATTACACCTGAAATTGAGGAGAAGATTCGCGCGATGTTTCAGGAGATTCAGGCGCCGTTTCTGCTGTACTGCCCAGACGATCGTACCAACTTCTTGAGCTACTCGTACATCCTCTACAAGTTCTTTGAGCTGCTGGAGTTGGACGAGTACAAGATTTACTTCCCGCTCCTCAAGAGCCGCGACCGGCTGATTTCCCACGACATCATTTGGAAGCGGATTTGCGAGTATCTCCACTGGCAGTATATCCCGAGTACCTAACTATTTCTGGCGATACAACAAATGGCGCCCCTTGATGCGAATGTCCTCGTCCCCGTCCTCCTCTTCGTCCTCCTCACCCCCGGTCTCCTTCTCGCCCTCCCTCCAGGTGCGAGCAAGCTTGTTCAGACCCTGACCCACGCGGCTGTCTTCGGTGTGGCCTACTGGACGCTCCGCTCGGTGTTCCCGCAGTACTACTGAGGTATGTCCTGAAAACGAATCTTCAAGCCAGAGACACAAGACTCGTAATGCCGACCTTCATTGAAGTCTGTGCGGGTGCCGGAGGTCTCGGTTCGGGCTTCCTGGACGCCGGATTTACACCTCTCCTTCTCAACGAGCTGGATGCGACATGCTGCGAGACACTTCGGGTCAATCACCCCGGAGTTCAGGTGGTCTGTGGAGACATGCAGGCGCTTCATCTCCAAGAGTATGAAGGACGCGTGGATGTTCTGATGGGAGGGGTTCCCTGCCAAGCCTTCTCCCAGGCGGGAGAGCGGCGTGGTCTGGAGGATCCGAGAGGACAACTCATTCTGGACTTCAACCGACTTGTCCTTGAATGCAAGCCCAAGATTCTGCTCGTGGAGAACGTCAAGGGGCTGACGACGCACAACCAAGGCGCGACCCTCGCCAGTGTACTTGAGCTGTTTGCAAACGGAGGACAGTATGTCATGCACCATAAGGTTCTCAATGCGAACCACTACGGTGTCGCCCAGAAGCGTGAACGTATTCTCATCGTCGGCATCCGGTCTGACCTTCCCCAGGACTTCACGTATCCCGAGCCAGAGACCTATCGTCCTGTTCTGCGGGATGTGCTTCAGGATGTCCCGGTGTCTCCGGGTGTTTCATATCCCGCAGCAAAGCGAGCTGTCTTCGACCTCGTTCCTCCTGGCGGCTGTTGGGTGAACCTCCCCGAGGACATCCAACGGTCGTATATGGGCGCGTCCTTCCACTCGGGAGGAGGAAAACGAGGGATTGCGCGTCGGATGTCCATGGACGAACCCTGTCTGACACTGACAACCTCGCCGTGTCAGAAGCAGACCGACCGATGCCATCCTTTGGAGAGTCGACCCTTTACGGTTCGTGAGTATGCCCGCATTCAGTCGTTCCCAGACAGCTATGTCTTTACGGGGACGACGGCGAAGCAGTATAAGCAGATTGGGAATGCGGTTCCAGTGAAGCTGGCGCGGGCGATGGCGGTTCAGCTGACGCAGCTTCTAGAGCGTCATACGTCGGGAACCGCTTGAACGTGTCGTCGAGGGTCTTCACGAGATCCTCATAGAACGTGTCACGGCCAGAGAGCTGTGCGTAGACCTGTCGTCCATTGACGACCTGAACAGCCGGAGGGGCTTTGAAGCGAGGGAGCTTCTTCTTTTCGCTGTTGATAAGAACGAGTGTAGCCGACTTTCCCTCTTCTGTGAGTTTCGTGAGCTTTCGGACAACCGAATCGGCTGCTCCAGAATTCATCGTATTATCGCGGTTCTTCACCTCGTAGAAGGCGGAGTCATCCAGCTTGCGAACATCCGTTCCCGTGGGATGCCCAACCTTGAGTGTCTCGTAGCCCGGAAACTTTCCCATCAACTCTTCGTGGAAGTCTCCCATCTTCATGGAGAGGTTCTTCTCGTAGAGGCGCTGGACTTCTGCGGCATCCCATTGCTCCACGGTCATTCCACTATGCGAGGCGAGAATCGTCTTCAGAAAGATGTCCGGGTCGGACTTCGACGTGTGCTTCTTCTCCAGAATGGAATACAGCGGCTTCAGGCACTTGACGTAGGACGCGAAGGGAATCTCCGCGATCCGATACCAGTCTCGGTTTCCTGCGCGCATGGTTCGACGGTGAAGTTTCCGACGTCGGTAGGTTCGCATTGTTCTGAGACGCGGGAAGATTCCGCGGAATGCAGACACTATCGTGAACACGGAGTCCAAGCTCAGTGGAAAAGGATTGGCCACAGGCGTGGCACTCATACATCACTTCGGGGTTCATTTAGGGTATGATACCCGTGTCGCTGAAAGTTCAAGGAGGTCGGTGGGAGGAACAAAAAACTCGTAGATACGTTCGACGACACGCTCCGTTACTATCAATGCGTGATGTTGATGGAGACCGTGGAGAAGGACATGACCCTCGATAAGGGGTGCTGTTGGGTAGCATTGGCGTTTCTGTGACTCATTTATCGGCATTGTTCCATTCAACAGATAGACTTCATCGAAGAACGTGAGATGCGGAACGGGAGGGAGTGGAAAAAGTTCAGTTTTCTCGGGAAAGTGAAAGATTATGCTTCCCGGTCGAAGTTCAATCTCTACCTCCCGAAGACTGGGTGGACTCATATCTGAGCAATAATACTGAGCGGTAAACTCCATACCTTATCGGAGATCCGACGCGGTAAGTTTGTTTGACCAGGCGAACAGCCAGAGTCCCGTGGCCTCGCACTTCGCGACCACCTTCTCCGTCAGCTTGCTCTTGTCGCGCACACGGAGTCTTGCGTTCAGCGTCGTCAGCCGCTCCATCAGCTCTGGGACACCAATCTTCAGCTCCTTGAGCATTCTGTAGAACTCATCGGTGACCATATCGCGGCTGAAGTGCGGACGCTGAGGGCGAGAACTAGCCACCTTCAGCGCCTTGTAGTTCGCACAGAACGCATCCACCGCAGCCCTGAGCTCGTCCAACTGGACGCTCTGGTCTTCTGTGACGTAGAGGTCAGGAACGGAGACAGCCTTGTTCAAGCGGAAGAACTCCTGCTTGACTTCCTCGTCGGTTGCGTCCCAGAGGATGTCCACGAGAACGTTGTGGAGGTTCGTGAGTCCCTTCATGGCTTCCCGACGATGATTGGACTCGTAGCAGACGAGCTTCGTGCCAATCGCGGCGAGGTGAATCATGCCGTCCACGCGTTCGGCGGTCTCCATCCACGCGCGGATTTCCGCCACACGGGCTTCATCGGGAGGGCGGTTGTACTGCCAACGCTCAATGGGGAGCTTGCTGAAGATGTCAAAGGGAACCCAGTAGACCGTGTGCCGTCCCTGAACCTCGTACGTTGCGTTGTTGCGAAGGTAGTCTTGAAGGAACGCCATTGGAGAGAGGTACTGAGGTGGGTCAGACTCCGTTTTCCGAGGTGGACGACGATACTCGCGGTCGTCGTCTTGGTACTCCATTGAAAAAGGTAAGGCTATCCGCGATTAAGTCTGTTTTCGTGTCTACGCCCAAACAAGAGCGTTGACTCGCTCATGTACCTTCTCGGGTTCAGTTCCAATGCATATCTTGCAGACTTGGCGAGGGCGGTTCGCAATCCACTCTGGACTGTATGTGTCACGACCACACCCAATGCATGGAGCGTCTTGTCTCCATCCACGCTCTTGTCCGTACTTCTTGAAGAGAACCGGAATGGTACTTGTCCACGGTTGTTGCTTCACCGTGCAATTTGAACAGTGGCGTGGGTCGTTCTCCCGTTGGTTCTCTAGATGAACGGTTGACTCGCCATAATGGCATCCTTCATCTACATGGTTTGCATTGACCTCGAACCATGGTTCGGGACGGTACCGACTTGTTGTTCGATGCGAATAGACAACTTCAATGATACATCGAATCTTCCCGCCATTTAGAACTGCGACGTCGGCAATGT